TTACCTCAGTAAAATCAACAGACTTATCACTTGTAGGAGTCCAGTATCTAACTGCATCTACACTTACTATTGGGGCTGGCTGCGTGTACTCATTTGTTACCTTTACATTAACCCATCTATCAACATGAGCCATTGCAACTGCACAGTGGTCATGCTTTTGAGCAAGGTCGACGTGAATAAAATATTTTTTTTCTGGGTCTGGCTGAAACCACTCTTCCAGTCTTCCAAACTGGTCTACTGCAAGACCAGTATTATTAAAAGCTTTTTCAACTTTTTCTCTTGACTTAAAGAATGCATCAATCATTTCTGGTGGCATACATGCGAATCTTCCAAGTGCATCAAGAGAGTTTTTATAAAAGTCTACCTTAAAGTCTTCAATTTTTTTAGTAGGATTAACTTCCCATGTTGGTCTTTTCAATGCATATGTTTTAGGGTAAAGGTATGAAATGATATGGTCTTCTTCCCATTCAACTGTTATCTCGTTGCCGTCCGTCCCATCTGGAAGATCTTCATCCATCTTAAGAGTCTTTGATCTAATTATTGTTTCTTTTTCTCCGATAACAGACTCATAAAACTTTTGAATTGGATCATTTTTAAATCTTGGGAACGACAGCAAGATTACTTTTCCAAAGTCTGGAAATCTTGACATAACTGATGCACGATACATGTCATATATAGCATCAGCTGTCTTAGCTTGATCGTGACCAGTGGTATTCTCCATAGCAAAACCAGAAATTTCATCAAGGATAACTGTTATAACGTTATATCCCTCCCAAGCTTCTCTTTGCGAGTGACCTGAGTGAACTGTTATAGCCTTATCAAACTTCATCTCAGAAGCTTTTTGATCATACTTTCCTACAAACCAAGGAGACCTTTCAATTCTAGTAACAAAGCCTTTAAAGAAAACATTGCTCGCTTGCTGTGCGTTAATTGCAATATTCAAAATATCTATTGAGTCCCCAGGTGGCTTACCATAATAAGATGCTGGGTCCTTGAGACATAGAAGAAGGTATACCATGTATGCAACAGAAATAGTAGATGAGTAGTCCTTACCAGATCCTTTTCCAAGCTGAGCTATAACTTCGTTACATGTCTGCTTGAATCTAATCCTGCCGTCTTCTTCTCCATACAGCTTAACCAAAGTAGATTCTTTATAAATCTGTGAAGACTTTTCAATTAGGGTGTATTGCAAATCTGATAGCGGTGGCAGACCAAGGTAATCTGGGCTTGTAACAAATTCCTGAAGCCCGACTGGGCGCTCTTCAAATTCTTCCCCATCAAGAATATCTATTAAATCAGAAAAATCAAATGACATATTTATTTCTCCAAAGAATTTGTAAGCTTATTTCCATCTTTGGTATATCCTTTTGGAATCTTAACAGAATGATAAATATGATTTGGCCAAGCGTAATACTTTTCACTTAAAATTTCGCTTGTTGAGTGAGCGCAGTCTTCTTCAGGACTGTGAAGTATTAGGTCACCTTTTAGCGGATGATAAACTATTCCTTGATTTTCATAATTAAAGTCTCCGCCATCAAAGTTATTAAAAAATACATACATTCCTAAATCAATATCATCTGCGTAATCAAATTCAGATCCATCTACATACTCAAGAGTAGCCTGTCTTGCAGGCAAAAACTCATGGTTGTCTTCATGCTTGTAACGGCTAGTACCCTTAAGTAGTTTGTGTGGATTAGTATTTTTACCAACACCGTATCCATCTGCCAAGATCAGCTCTACTCTTTTTCTTATAGCATTCAATGAGCTAATTGCCTTTTCATCTTTTACTTTAAATCTTGCCTCTGGGTGCGGTCTCCACCAATCAGATTCATCCAAGGACTCAAGGTATTCAACTATCTCATCGCACTCAGCTTCAGTCATAAAATTATTGTAGACAAATATATTATCGCCAAGCTGCTTAAATCCCTCTTGATTAAATATCAATTGCAGCCTCAGAATCTATTACCACTGACTCGACTATACCAGTTATCTGCGATAGTCTCTTAGCGACCTCAAGCTTACACTTTGGGCATGAGGCTGTGACATCCTTTAGGATGCTGACTAGAACTTCCTGCTTTCTTTCAGTCTCTGCTATTTGGGAAGCTATTTGAGTATTTTCAAGAACACCAACTGATTGAAGCATGCCAATTCTTTTTGTCTCTATATCGGCAATTAGCTTTAACGCACCAGCTTTAACGTTAAGTTGACCTTGTGTGTCTGCGTCCTCTACGGTCTTCCAAGCTTCTTTGATAAGCATTGCGTAATGTTGGTCTGCCCCTGAGATAGCTTCTCTTGCACGATCACGGATGTTGCTATCATTATGGACAACATCCTTCCACTCGTCTATATACTCAAGAACTTCTTTGCGAGTAAAACCAGTTAGGGTTGCAATCTGGGTAGCGGAGTTGCCCTTTAGGAGCTCCTCTACTACCTTATTCATTCTATCAAAATGTACTGCTGGCTCTATCTCTGTCATATATTAAGTATACCATATCTTAGTTGACTAGGATTTATTTGCAATCTTTAGCAGAATCAAATACCCAATAAGGTCATCTATATCATTGTCTCCTGGGAATGCTTGGTCATTTTGAATTCTATTTAGCTTATCATCAATACGCACTCTAATCTGCTCTTTTGAGTCCGCCTTTGAAAATATTCTAATTGGCTCTAGGGCAGAGTTGCCGTAAGATATATTCTTCTTAATAAGCATCTCTGCTGTTTCAAGACATTCAACAATAATATTGTGCCCTGAAGGTGCGTCTGTTGCGATCAATTGTAGGTCTGTAATCCAAGCTTGGTATCCAGCATTTTTATTTGGGTATCCAGTAGTCATCTTTTTTTATTTAATCCAAACTGATCTATGTATCTCTGTATAGTCATAGCAGAGACTCCGCACTCTTTTGCAATTTCATTAATATGTTTTCTTTGAATAAGGTAACGCCTATGTAGCCACTCTTTACTCTGATAAAGCTTCATCTTCTCCCCCACTGTACGTAATTCCAGCCACGTTCATGAGCATAATAAATAAATACCTTTACCACTGTTTCCCAAAATGCAATAGTTACTGACAGAGAGGCATTCTTTGTTATAACATAAGCGACAGCCACGGAAGATAATGTTCCCCATATGCGGTAGCTTAATGCTTTTACAAAAGATCTTGCTTTTGTTACTGTCATTCTTTACCCCAAGATACAGAATTCCATATACGCTCATGGTAGTAGTATGCAATAAAGTTAATTCCGTTTGTTATAACGGTTGCCATTGTTGCCATATTTACATCTTTACTCAAAGCATATAGCGTAACGAAGGTAGTAATTAAAGCAACAATTCTCCATGTAAGAGACTTAGCAAAAGACCTACTCTTTTTTACTGTCATCTGGCTCCCATCCATACATAACTCTCATCTCATTATCTGCAATCTTGTTGTCAAAAAGTATTTTATATACCCAATTCTCTACGCTTTTCAGTAGCCGAAATAGCATGTATGGTAGCCCCCAAATCTACTTGCTCAATCTTATATCCTACATCACGACCATACACAATGTTTGTAATGTTTGGCAATCTAAGAACCATTGAGCCATCCATGAAAGAATCCTTTGCAATGTATTCCTTAACTTGATCAAATGTAAGTGGATCTTTCTCGCTGGTATTGTATGTGTTTCTTACACCTAAAAGAACCTGCTTAGTTCGCTTTCCCGCCTCTTCATATAAGGCATGGTGGCCCTCATGCCAAGGCTGATAGCGACCAAGCATTAATGTTGTTGGCGCAGACCAGTCATGCAAGTTAAACTGATCAATGATTGTAGAAGCTTTTTGATTTGGATCTAGCAAGTGGCTTGGGAAGCCTATCTCATATTCAGCAGGTGCTTCAAACATCTTATTTGTATCTTCGAATCTTCCCTCATGAATTGTATTCATGAATACAAGTATGTCTGGCTTACCAAATGCTATTCGTGTTTGTTTAGTTGGACACACAAAATCTACAATGACTGGTGCAACTCCCTGCTTTGAAATTAAGCGAGCCATCTCACCCATTCTACGAGCCTGCTCGATTCTATCCTCTGGGGAGAATCCTAGATCTGAGTTGACAGTGGCACGAACCTCATCTGCATTTAAGTGAATTGCATTAATTCTTTCCTTTAATGCTTTTGCCAGCTCTGTTTTACCAGAACCAGGCAGTCCAATAATTTGAATAATCATATTTACCTCTGAGTCAAAACTTGGTTCCCATAGTGGGCTATACCAAAGCTATCTGCAACATCAAAATCTGAAACCTCTAGCCCGTATTTACTATTAAAGTAATCACAGGTTCTTTGCTTTCTCATATTTCTCAGCTGATTCTTATACCAAGATTCTGCGTATCCTGGATTCTTGATTCTTATTTCCGCCTTTTCATCTTTTGTAGGGTTCTTATTTCCAATATATGCCTGCCAAGCACTTGGAGATATTGTTATTACATCGGCTCCAGTTGACATTAGCTCTGCAATAACAACCCCATACACATAAGACAATTTTATCACAGCGTCTGGGGATCTGACAAGTACCGCACCCTCAACTACTATATAATCAGACTTTAATTCATCAAGCATTACTGCCATCTTTTTCTTGGCGTCATATATCTTTTCATAAATAGTTGAACCAGAAAGCTCAATCTTGCCCCACTTTAAAGGCACATCATTTTCCATTAAACAAAAAGCAATTGAATTTGTAGATGCATCTATGCCAAGCACACGATATGCTTTAGTTTTAACTAGACTGGATAATTTCATTTATTATATCCCTAGTTGCTAGCCTTGACTTTACAGCAACTTCTTTTTCACACTTTGAACAAACTTCAGAAGAGTTGTATCTACTAAGACTGGCTTTGCATTTTTTACATTTTCTTACGGCACCATTTTTAATTGCTTTTTTCTCATAGTACTTATCCATAATTCTTTTGTTTGTTGCAACACGGCAGCATTCATCTGAGCAGTATTTCTGGTTATGAGTCTTGTTCTCAAAATCTTTATTGCATTCAGAATTAGCGCATATCATATCTTGGGTACCTCAAAAAGCTCTATCTGCACTGTACCCACGGGAGTGTCTTTACTATAGCATTCCTTTTTGACTGGGCAATAAGTGCATGGCATCTTTGATTTAGTTGATCCAGCTGGGCGCATAGGAAGATCCCCATCATTAAAGTTATCCCATACTTCCTGCAACCAAAGAAAAGTATCATTGATTATCTTAGTATTCTTTTCGTTCATTGAAATAGGTATGATAAGGATCTCTTGAGTGTTTTTGTTTTCATACAAGAAGAATCCTTCTTTGGCATTTTTAAGCTTCATATAAGTCAATAGCTGTAGCATATGATTCCCAGAGGATTTCATTTCTGACTGTCTAGTATCCCAAACCTCTTGCTTAGCCGTCTTAATTTCGCCAATAACAGTCTCACCGTCGTACTCCATAATAAGGTCAATAAAGCCTCTAATTGGAGGATACTCATTAGTAATCTCTTCTTCTTCACGAACAAACTCTGGCATAGTCGATATAAGCTTTTGCAGTCTTTCGTGTGCCTGTGTTCCTTGAGCCATGTTAGCTACTGCAACAGCATCATTATCATCAATGAATACAGCACCACTGAATGCCATATACCAATATCTTGGACAATTTCCATGCCCATAGCCAAGGCTGCTAGGACTGAATGACTTCTTAGTCATAGATCCATCTGCACGTTTAGTATTTCTGTACGCCTCATCAAGCAAAGATGCAAATTTTTCTGGGTCGAAGAATTTACCAGTATGCTTTTTAAACTTTAAATTCTTTACAATATCTCTTGCCATTTATGAGTTATACCTAACGACATACTTAAGTGCATCTACAAGTTTGTCTATGGACTCCTTTACTGAATAGTAAACGTTCTTCTTATTATTGTTTGCCGTTCCAGCCTTATCCTTGGCAATTGTTGAATAATAGGATGCTAATACTGCAAACTTAGTTGACATAGCTTGAAGCTCCATGATTAGCATTGGTGATTTAGCAGATGGGACATCAGGGTTCATAAGTAATTTTACCACAATAGCCAGAGCTTTATCTAAATGCTCATCACCCATAAACTCATGCAAGTCATTAAATTCAGTAATATTACTGATCAGCTCAAGCGTGTTCTTATCTTCTACCAATTTTAGCTCTCCTGTCTAATGCATCTATAAATAACCCAAGCGGGTATCCTACTCCAAAACCAAGGCACAATCCAATAATAAAACTCATTTATTATGCTCCTCCCAAAATTCAATTAACTCTTCAAGTACTGCCCACTCAATAATTCCAAGACGAACCCTTGAGTCGGTTCCAATAATAATCTTAAGGGCTGGGTGCATATCCCTGCTTACCTTAAATGTATCTGTACAGATTTTTGCCCATACCTCTTTGTTTAAAGTAAAAGACTTTGATGCTTCTTTGTAATCAACAAGAAACTGATTCCATTTTGCGTCGCCTTTTTGATACTCACCTCTGCCAGAATTCTTCTGTGCTTTTGCACCGTCACGCTTAACTTCAGCTCTTTCTGACATTACCCTACACTATACCTTGTCTCATGTCCGTCTTTACACTTCCAGTACATTTCCATTATTTGGTTATTAAAGTAGTACGAATCAACATAAAGATCACACTTTGAGCATGGACGCATTTGTTGAATTACTTCAACCCGATCATCTAGCGGCACACTTTCTATAGTAGATTTACTTAAAAACTCATTAAGATTTGGCATCTATCTCCTCAATTAGTTTTGAAACAACTTCTGGGTTGTCTCTTAAATACTGAACAGCCTTGGCTCTTCCTTGAAGCCTCTCTCCATTAATGGTATACCAAGCTCCACCTTTTTCAACAACGCCAAACATTTCTGCTACATCTAGTGTTTCTCCAACTAGATCTACTCCTAGTGCTTCTCCTTGATAGTAGAAGTCGTATTGTCCAGAAAGATTAGGGGGGCCGAGCTTGTTGTAATCAATAATCCAATTGACTGGTCTGCCAACTCTTTGTTCAATGATTTTGTCACCAACCTTAATGCCAGCCTTAATCGCATTAGCCTCAGCCTCCGAAGACCAAAGCTTAATGACCGTGGAAGAGAAGAACTTAACTGCCATTCCTCCTGTCGGAATGTGGGAGGCATGCATAGATCCAAATTGATTTCTTTGCTGTGAGATGAGAACCAATAATGTGTTTTTGTTTGCATAATTTAACATCTTGACTGCATGAGTCATATCCTTTGCTTCTGCTCCGATTTGCTTTGTGTCTTGCAAATCCTTCATTTCATTTCCATCTTTTTCAAAATAGATCGCTGGAAGAAGTGCTGAGATTGAGTCTACAACAATTATATCAACGCCAGCATCCATAAGCTTTGTCGCAACATCAACCATATCATTCACAGTTTTTGCTGGGGAGTAAATAAGAGAAGATGAATCTACTCCAAGCGACTCTGCCCATGACTGGTCGTATGATGCTTCTGCATCAATCCAAGCGCAAGTTTTTCCATCTTTTTGTGCAAGAGCAATCATCTGTAAGCAGAATGAAGATTTACCAGCAGACTTATTGCCCCAAACTAGGACCTGTCTGCCATATCCAAGACCACCTTTTAATGCCATGTTTAAACCAATGCTTGGCGTTTTTTGTTTTTCAACAGTTACATTCTGTGCTGCCTGAACTCTTGCTCTTGTTTTTGGATCTAGTCCAGCTAAAATATTATCAATTGTTATAGTCATCTTATCTCTCTCTTTACATTAGTATAGCATTAAAAC